CCTCCTCGGTGTTTGTTGTTTTTTGCAACAAAATTACGCTGATTGATCTGTTGATCCTCTAGTCTGCGTTTAAAGCTCATGATTAAGAAGTTTCCTTTCTAAGTGAAATCAGTATTTATCAAAATTTTACTATGTTTTATCTGTTTTAAGTTTTTCTCAAACAGTAAAGATATTATAACGTGAATTTAATCAAATGTCAACTACATATCATCTTTTAATTGTTCCATGGTATGATTCCATAGACCAAGAGACATTAACCGCGATTTTAAATCTTCAAATTCATAACCTGAAGATACATAAGTTTCTTTTAGAGAATCGTACTCGTTTTTTGTTGATGCGTTGAACCAGCGATCAACCCATTCTGACATCTCTACACTATCAAATTTCGGTGTTTGTGACACGGTTGTTCCTTTCTTGTTTAACTAAATTAGAATAAAAATTTGCTAACTCATCAGCTCGCTCGTTGTGAGTGTCTCCTGCATGACCTTTGACCCATTTGATATTCACTTCACAACCTGATTTAGTTAGAATATTTCTTACTTTAAAAAGACGAGCAAATAAATCTAAATTTTTCTTTGCTTTCCATTTCCTGTTAGCACAGTTAACGGTAAGTGCACTATCAGTATATACATCAATATGAGTTACTTCATTAAAAAAGTTATTATAGGCGTATTCTAATACACTAACAACACCGAGAATTTCCGCTTTATTGTTAGTAACAGGATCATCAACGCATACGGGCATGGATGCACCACCTTCTATTTTCAAATGATCTTCACCTGAAATAAATAAGACCCACCCATATCCACCATAGGAGTACTCAAAGCCATTGTAGGTGTTAGATCCGTCTGTATATGCAATTAGTTTCATTTTAAAGCCCTAAATCAATTTTATTGTATATCTACATAACTTCATCAACTATCATATTTAAATTGTTTTTACCCTTGATTTAATAGTTGAAACAGCACTTTCGATTCAAAACATTTCTGTTTCATACGCTCAAGCTCTTCTTCTGTTGTTCTATGATATTTTTCACCATAAACAATTCTCTTGATCTTACCTAGGCCTAAAAGAACTTTCAAGCATTCAAAGCAAGGTGATATTGTAATATAAATTGTTAAGAATTCAAAGTGAATTTGTGATCTTGCTATTTCTAAAATTAAATTTAGTTCGGCATGAATTTCATTTTCTCTAGTGAATTCAATATGATCTTCTCTATGATGAAAATGATGATCACAACAATTTTGCTGATTCGGAATTGTACCATTGACCGCTGTGGCGACAATTCTATCATTTTCATTAATAGCAATGCATCCAACTTTTGTAAATTGACATTTAGAAAATTTAGAATATTCTTTAGTAATATTAAGAAATATTTGATCTTTTGATAAGCTCATGATAAAAAATTAAAGTATAAGAAATATAATTATACTACTTATTTTTATTAATTCTAATTAATTTTAACTATGATTAATTATATTTTAATAGTTAAAATTAATTATACATGTATTAATTCTGTCAGGCATATCAGAACTTATTTCACAAGACACAATTCGACCTACCCTAAACAGATTAACAATCTTGGAGTAGCGATTGCTAAGAGCTATTAATGGTTGGTCCTTGGCCTTGCGAATAGTGTATTTGTCAGTATAAACCGTCACCTACCCCACACCGATTTTCATCGGAACATGCACTTTTCCTAAGAACATTCGCATGTTAGACAGATCTCATACGTCCAACACATATGAGAATCCCTCTACCCCTAACCCGCTTATTGGAAAGCGTCCACTCGGCGCCGGTAGAACATATTATAAATAATATGAATTCTGCGCCTGCCGCTATGAGTGGATACCCAATGGTAGCGGCTTATATACTGATCTTAGTGCGCCACCGGGTTGCAACAACCGCACTAAGACTTACAATAATACATTAATTTTTATAAAATGTCAATAAATATTTATGATAATAATTAATTAATTTTTCATATGCAACAGAATCCAGCTTCAATAAAAAAATCAAGTCGATACCATCAAGGTAGATACGAGCTTGCTAATCCTAAAAAATATATAGGTGACCCTAATAAAGTTCTCTATCGATCATCATGGGAGAGAAAGCTCTGCTATAAGTTTGATCATAGTAAAGAGATTATAGCATGGGGNTGTGAATCAATAATTATACCATATATATCACCAATAGATGGGTTACCACATAGGTATTTTACAGATTTTATTACAATNGCAACAAACTCNCTAGGTGAAAACGTTGTTACTATCGTAGAAGTTAANCCTGAGAAAGAGAAATATCCACCAACATCAAAAGGNAAGAAAAAAACTAGATTCTTAAAAGAATGCAAAACTTACGAAATTAATCAAGCTAAGTGGAAATACGCTCGCGCATATTGTAAAAAGCGTGGATGGAATTTTATCATACTTTCAGAAAAACAGATACTAGGCAAATAATAAGATGTCAGAAAAAAAGACACAATCACAACGACTCAATGAGAAATTAACACAACCAAAGCGNACACACACAGGGTTGAGATTTCCNCAAGATGTTGAANCCGAAGGTACTGGAAATATNATAAGATTTAGAATTGCTCTNCCTGAAGGTTCGAGATACTTAAAAAATGGTCGTTATAAAGCAGTAGATCCTTCTACTGGACAACAAACAACACAATATAGATCAGATTCTGCACGAGGCTCTATTGCTAGAAGAATGTCAGATAATTACGTTCTCACCACAACGACAATTGATTTGTATATGCCATCATCAATACAGACAGCATATCAGTCTGATTGGAAAAGTTCTGAACTAGGAATAAGCGGACAAATCCTTGATGCTTTTTCAGGACTATGGAATTCACAAAGCATTGGAGATGCAACCTCATCTGTGGGTAAATATCTAGCAGATAATCTAGGCCAATCTACCGCTCGAACTTTAGCGGGTGTAGTTCAGGGTGTTACTGCGATGAGTCCAAAGGATGCGGTAGAAATGTATACTAGCACAACTGAAAATCCGTATATGGAAGTTCTTTTTAGTGGAGTTCCCAATAGAACATTTTCTTTTGACTTTAAATTCGTTCCACGAAATTTAAAAGAGCAACAAATAGTGAAGAAAATAGTTCACGAGTTTGCATTTCATAGAGCGCCTGAGTTTAAGTCTGACTCTAATACGGTTTATATGTTATATCCATCTGAGTTTGATATCGAGTTTATACATAAAGATAAGCTTAATCCGTGGTTATATAAGATGTCTACTTGTGCACTCACTAATGTATCGGTTAATTACTCTCCAGAGGGTCAATACGCAAGTCACGAAGATGGTTCGCCGTTTGCAACCACTCTTAGTCTAGCTTTCACCGAGATGGAAGTGCTAACCAAGCAGCGCATAGAGGAAGGATACTAGAAGATGTCATATTTTAAAAAGTTTCCTTTTATCAATAGATACAAGATTCAAAATAAAACGTTTACAGCTCAAGACATAACACGCAGAACTGCTCTATTAAACGAATCTCGTAATAACCCAAACGCATATACAGAATATTTAATTAAAGATGGTGAAAGTGCTCATATTATATCTGATCGCATATACGATACTGTAGATCTTTACTGGGTTATACTGATGTTTAATAATATTTTTGATGAATCATCACAATGGCCTCTCGATCATCTTTCACTCGATACATACATTAAGAGAATGTATGAGAATCCTAACGGACTTCATCATTACGTATCCGCAATGACTGGATCAGTGGTGTGTCGAGATCATCCTGAGTATGATAAAGTACCTATTACGAATTACGAACACGAGTTAAATATTAATGAAGAAAAAAGGCGTGTGAAAATTCCTATCCCTTCTGTTGCTCGCCAGATTGTTAGTGAACATAATCGACTTGTTGCTCTATGACAGATATAACAAAATACTCTTCTAATGGTCAGTATGTATTATCAAGACTCGTACTCTTTGCAAAAGAATCAGAGACTTCTGATAAAGAAATAGCATGGGATTTATCTGCTTCTTTTACAGAGTGTTCAATTTTTGAATCCTTAGATGAAGAATTTATCACTGGTTATGTAACAGTTGTTGATTCGGTTAATCTTAATGACTTATTTCCTCTATACGGCGAAGAGCGCGTAGAAGTATCTTTTCATACGTCAGGTGCAGAGGATTTTACTATCGACTACATTGGATCTATATACAAGGTTTCAGAGCGTATTCGATTATCAGAGCATTCAACTATAATTAAAATTTCTTTCTGCTCACAAGAGATGATAAACTCACAAAGGAAATACNTACAATCATATTTCTCAGATACAAATTCAAATATAGTAAATAATTTNTANAATAATTATATTAAATCAGANCAAGCAAAGCAGATCATAGTAGAAGACACNTTAGGANTATCAGAGTANACGTTTGGTGCAGTAAAACCTGCCGAAGCTATTAATATATTAAAGCGATACTCTNTATCTAAAGATTTCAATTCAGGTTTTGTATTTTTTGAAAATCAAGACGCTTTTAATTTTGTATCCCTTCAATCACTTTATCAACAAGAACCTGTAGCAAAGTATACTTCAAGATTAGGTGGCATTTACGAAGATGTTCAACAACGTGTGCAAGAATCTTTTGAAACTATTCAAAGTATTAAATTCTATGAAGAAAACTCTTTTTTAGATAGAATAAATGACGGTATACACGGNTCAAAACATACATATTTTGATATTGTTAAAAANCAGATAATNACTCATGAATATGAGAAAGATCTNTTTTATAATAAAGAAAAGTCTCTAGGTAGCATTGCTAATAAAAAGAAAATGAAAAAGGGTGATGATGTGACTTTACTTTCTTACACCTCAGATAAAATAGAGTTAACAGAATTCGATATGATCAATCGAATGAAGCACATAGAATCTAAAATGTTTAGTGCCGAGATTAGTGTGTTTGGTGATAGCAAGCTTAAAGCGGGTGATGTGATATCGGTGTATTTTCCAAGAAATCAAGCAGATCAAACCTCTCTGGATAATGTGTTTGATGGTGAAGTTCTCATATTCTCGATTCGACACACATTTACACGCGATCAGTATGTGCAAGAGATAGAGATTGTTAAAGACGCGTACTCTGATAATGCACAATAGGAGGTACTATATACTAGTATGATATTCACAGAAAAATTTATACCATTCTTCGGTGTAGTAGAGGATGTTGATGATCCAAAAAAACTAGGTCGAGTGAGAGTCAGATGTCATGGATATCATACAGATAACCCAGGCTTAATACCGGCTGATAAATTACCCTGGTTCTCTAGCGTAGTTTCTAATAGCGCCGGCGTCGGTGGAGGTGGAGACTCACCCACCGGCTATGCTTTTGGTTCAACCGTGTTTGGTTATTTTCTTGACACCACATATCAAACAGGTATTGTCGTAGGGGCTTTAGTTGGTGAAACAAACGGAACACCCGATCTTTCAGGTCTAGCAATTCAAAATCAAAATCACCCTATTTATGATCTAAGAGAACGAAACAGAATCACAGAAGTGCAAGAAAGTACACCAAAAAAAGAATGGCAAGAGCCCAAATACATAAACAATTCACAATATCCTAACAACCAAGTATTTGAATCCTCGGGTGGTCTAGTACGCGAGATGGATGGTACACCCGATCAAGAGCGAATTCACGAGTATCACCCTTCTGGCACTTATTACGAAGTTCGACCAGACGGTGCACGCGTTGTCAAGGTCATTGGAGACGGTTACGAAATTATAGCAGGCGATAAATACGCAAACGTGCGCGGTACGGTTTACATGACGGTTGAAGGTAATGTAAAGCAACTTATTAAAGGAGATTTAGAAGTCCAAGTCTCAGGTAATAAGCGCGAAGTAGTTATGGGTGATGTTGAACAATATTACGGTTCATTAAAAACTCAAGTTTTAAGCGATATAGTTATTGATAGCGATACGAATACTCAGAGATCTAATGTGCATTCGGTGAACTCGGTTGAGCCTATTTTTGTAGATGTGCCAGTTACTTTAGATAAAGCATATGATATTGATTTTGTAAGATCAGGTCTAACAGAAACAGGTCGTCATCTTGAGTTTGATGAACAGGATACAATTGTGTACACGCCTAGTGAATACCCGCAGGATATTCCTCCGGCTACATTTGACGGTCAACCAAAAGAGGAGGCAAATATATCTAACGATCAGAAGGACACTCCAGAGTTGAGAGATTGTATTGAGATTTCTTTACCCATAAATTATAATATTCGCATTAGTGAAAACTATACGATAGCAAACTTGTCAACTAGAGCGTTATTTCCTCATGAGATTCGAGCACAAGGAGGACTCTCTGAACAACAGATAGTGTGCAATCTTCAAGCTTTATCACAAAATATATTAGAACCTTTAAGAAAAGAGTTCGGCTCTTTCAGAATAAACTCCGGATTTAGACTCGGCTCTGGAAGGTCTCAACACAACAAAGGTCAAGCTTTAGATATTCAAGAACCAACTTGGAGTGCTAAAAAACATTTAGAAGTTGCAAAATGGGCCGCTCAGAATCTACCCGTGGATCAAATTATTTGTGAACATGGTAGATCCGTATGGGTTCACATCTCTTTTGACCCTAATAAAACCAAACAAAGAGGCCAACAACTCACAATGATTGGTGGTCGTTTTGAACCAGGTCTTAGAACATACTACTCATAACAAAATAATATAAAGAGTATAATATGACACGCGTTGATATAGATTTTAATTTTAGACCTCACCCGCTTACAGGTGATATCACTTTGAAGAAAGGATCTTCTGCAATTGTACAATCTTTGAAGAACATTGTACTGACCTCGTTTTATGAGAGAGGTTTTAATGTTGTATTTGGAACTAACGTGCGATCATCTTTATTTGAATTGTATTCGCCGTTAGATTTATTAACAATGAAGCAATTCATTATAGAGGCAATTAATATTCATGAACCAGATGTAGAAATATATGATGTTGTTGTGCAGAGCGCTATAGAGGATGAGAATTCAATTGAAATTATTATTCAATATACAGAATACAACTCTCCAGATATTAGAGATGTGCAGATTAAATTAGAAAGAACTCAATAATAAATATACATATATAATAAGTCAGAGCATAATAAAATGGTATCTAAAGCAGAATTAGCTGTATCATCTTTTGATCATAATGAGCTAAAAGATTCTTTAATTCAATATCTTCAGACCAAACCTGGTTTTGAAGATATTAATTATAGCGGATCTGCTATAAGCACAATAATCGATCTGTTGGTGCGAAATTCACTCTACACTTCATTTCAAGCGAATATGCTAGCAAATGAGTCTTTCTTGCAATCGGCTCAGTTGCGAGGTAATGTATCTTCGCATGCTCAAAAATTATCATATTTGCCTAACTCTCGAACAGCGTCTAGAGCGATAGTGGATATTGAAGTAACACCATCTCAAACACCCACAGAACAAACTATTAAGTCAGAATCTGGTCTAATTTTTATATCCAATATCGGAGGTGAAGTCTTCACCTTTGTCACTCGTGATCCGTACACATTTAGCTATAGCTCTACATCAAATAGATATAAAGCATTTGATGTAGAGCTATATCAAGGACAATATTTACTAATTAATACTACATATCAAGGTAATCCTGTATCAGTACGAAATAGAAATATTGATATATCTACTTTAAGAGTATATGTAAACGAAAGCGGACGTCAATACCAATACGTTAGAGCAGAGACACTTAATCAACTTGACTCTGGTGAATTTGTGTACTTTTTAAGAGAAAATACACAAGGGTTATACGAAATTGAGTTTGGAAAAAATCTTATTGGACGAGAACCACTAATAGGTTCGATTGTAACGATTGATTATATAAACACTCAAGAAACTATAGGTAATAATGTATCTACATTTATTGCCAGTGGTTCTATTGAAGGTTATTCTAACATCAATGTTATTACAAAAGAATCTTCTTTTGGCGGCTTTGACAGAGATACAATAGAAGATATTAGATTCATTGCACCAAAAGCATATCAAGCGCAAAATAGAGCTGTTGGTGCAAAAGATTATGAAGTATTAATAAAGTCAAATTTTCCTTTTATAAAGAGTGTGCGCGCCTGGGGTGGAGAGTTGAGTGATCCACCCCAGTACGGTACGGTCATCATCTCTGTTATTCCTGAAGATGGTATTAGAGTAACAAAAAGCCTTCTCGATAGAATAAAGCAAACCATTTCTCCAAAATCAGTGGGTTCTGTATCCATTGATTTAAAAGAAGCTGAATTTTTTAATCTATCTTTAAACATAACATATAAAATCAACAACACCGTCGAAGGTTTTGTATCTAATTCTGATGTAGACACATTTATAAAAAATACCATAAATACGTATTCAGAAAATAGTTTAAGACAGTTTGGCATGTATTATAACCAATCAGAAATAATAGATCTTATTAAGAATCGGCGAGATATAGAATATATTTCAATTAGAAAAAATGCATCAAAGACATTACAAATCTTTCCAAGCCAAGAGTTTTTATATAAAGTTAACTTTAGTAATCCTATAAGAGAAGGATCATTTACAACTACCCAATTTACAACTACACCTGCTTCTAGTATTGAAAGAATGTTTGATTTAGATGGAAAAATATTTCTATCTATTACAGTATCAGGATCGACTACTACACGTGAGATTGGAACTATTAATTATACGACTGGTGATATTTCATTAGTTTGTCAATTCATAAACATCACATCGCTAACAATGTCTGTTGAACCTGATGATGATAATTTTAATGTGTCTAGAAACAATTATGTTGAGATTAATAATATCACAACACATAGAGTATTAACATAATGCAAAAAATCGAAGACACTCTTGTTAGTCAGATACCAGGTCATGTGGTCGAATCTTATCCATTTTTTGTACAGTTTTTAAAAGGCTATTACGAATGGATGGGACGAGATGATAACCCTTATGGAAGAATTAAAAACCATTTAGATTATCTATCTTTCAAGAAAACGATGCCTGAATATGTTTCTTTCATGCAGGAGGAGTTTCTTAATAAATTACCTCAAAATGCTATAGGCGATAAGAAAATCTTTATAGAATGGTCTAAAAAATTAAATCTTGCTAAAGGTTCACACGAATCTTATAAGTTTTTATTTAGAATGTTATTCGGTGAAACGACTACAGAGATATACTTACCGAAGCAAAATATTCTAAGAACATCTGACGGAGAGTGGATCTCTAACCAAGTATCAATTATTACAACAAATTCAGGAAATCCTGAGAAGTTTTTGTATAAAAGAATTTCTCAAAGAAGAGAAATATTTCCTGGTGTTTTTGAAACCGCCGAGGCAACAGTAGATTCTTTTATCGTTAAATACTCTTCAAAATTTAATGTTGTAGAGTTTACTCTTACAGATGTAGTTGGAAATTTTGTTTTAGGATATCCTATTTCAGATACAGAAGGCAACTCAGAGTATCCTATACCTTCTGTATCGTCTTTTGACATCATCAACGGAGGGCAGAACTTTTCCGTGGGTGATCGAATTGAATTTGATCCTAATTCGTGGACACCAAATTACGTTAATACTCTTGTTGTATCTGAGTTAGGAATTCTTGATACTCAGATATCTACAACGCTAAGCTCAAACGACATACAAGTTAAACTTAATAATGTATCAACTCAAAACTTTGAATATGATGGGCGATTCTTATATTCAAACGACTTTGAAGTTGGAGACTCTGTAAACATCACACTACAGAATGCTTATGAAGGTTTATTTTATGTAAGCGTAATTAACTCATCTGGTGCTATTGTTGAAATATCAGTATCTGATTCACCAATATGCTTAACAAATGATATTCAGATAGACTTATCGTTTGATTCTGCTTTCGGTCAAAACGCCATAATCAAAGCAAACACTGGTTTAGTGCGTAATATACCAGGATATTATGTAGATGAGAAAGGACATCTATCATCTCAAATGTATTTACAAGATAGTGACTATTATCAAGACTATTCGTATGAAATTAGAACCGAACAAGATTTTCAAAAATATGCTGATGTTGTTTTAAACGTTTTGCATCCGGCTGGATTTAAAGTATTTGGTCGAGTAAGACTAATCAATATCATTGAAATACTAATAGGTGTATCTCAAGATGATTCAGATGTCATCATTGAAAGAGTAAAAACAATATTATCCTTATCATTATACTCTTTAGGATCTAACTATTTGTTCTTTGCAAAGTCAGGTGGCTTTATGTCTCCTAGAATGTATAAAGGAAACGAATGGAATAATCAATTTATTGTAGGTGATTCCTATTACGCATTAGAAGATAAAAGTAATGAAAGAGCATATGATTCTAATGGAGAATTAATAGTTGTTTTAAAGCGCGGATGGATGACAAAAAATAATCTATCTGATGCTGATATTTTACAACCTGAAGACTATTTTGAGATGAATCTGTATGATTACTTATATATGGAATCATCTTACGTAAATACAGAAAATATGGATATTAATAGTTTTATAAATACATATGTAGATTTATATGCACCAGAATACTATTGGGACGATTACACCGAATGAGCACATCAAATAAAAACAATGTAAAAAAATTCTCTGACGTTAATCGAAAATTAACTCGTGTAGAGGTTGATACTAATTTTAATCAGTTAAAATTAGCAATTGATGATATACAATCATTAGAAAGTTTGGTCTCTAACGCTGTAACGACTAATTCTCTGAATACTATTTTAGCATCTTTAAATAATAGCATAAACAATAAAGTCAATAAAATTGAGTATTATCAAAAGATTTTTCAACTTGAATCCGCTATTGGTCAAGATACTCAATCTAGAAAAATTCCTGTTATTGAAGTCTTTACTGCTGATAATGTAACTACTGTTTTTAAACTATCAGAAATTGTTATAAATTCTGATGATATAACTATATATGTAAATGGAACTTTAATATCACCTGATGATTATAGTATAGATGTTGATGACATCATCTTTAATACTGCACCATTAGCAGGATCTACAAATAATATTTCTGTTGTACGACGTATTGAGTTCAGATATTATGAGCTATTATCTCTAATATCTGATATTTCATTTTCAGTGGCTGGTGAGATCGGAAAACAATATTACAATCCAACAGAGCCGAGCACTTATGAAGCTGGTACAGTATGGGCAGACTCTCTAACAAAAACACAAAAACGTAGAAGTGATGACAATAGTGAATGGATTATAGAAAGATCTCTTTTTAGACAATCTATTGAAAAATATACGAACGATGAAATACCTGATTCTGATAAAGGTCCTATCTATGTAACTGGTCATGGTGCTTACGAATGGACGGGTACTGAATACACACGACAAACGTTCCCAACTGGAACTCGGCTTTTATTTCCACAGGAAATAGCGCCTATTGGTTGGACACAAATTGTTGATGATGTTGCTAATAATAGAATGCTTCGGGTAGTAAATAACAACACGGGTGGAAATACCGCAGGTACACACTCACCAATAATTAATAATGTTGTGCCTTCACATACACACGGGTTTTCTACAGGTAATAATAGCGTAGGTCACACTCATACAGTTTCAGCCAACACGGGCGTAGAAAGTACAGATCACGTTCATACGGGTAGCACNCATGCAGATGGTAATCACACACACACTACATCGATTCAGAGTGGAGGAGGATTCAATCACGGTGGCGGTGGCACACCTGGTGATCTATCCGTAGCGGGTGGCAATACAGGTCAGGCTGGATCTCACTCACACACCTTTTCAACATTTGGCACATCCACCAATCACACTCACTATATAAATGCGATTTCAGGATCAGTTTCGCAACCACACACTCACTCTGGAACAACCGATAACGGTTCTAGCGAAACAAATTGGCAACCTAGATATATTAATATAATTTTATGTGAAAAGGATTAATTATATGAAAGAAGAAACCATAACAGGATATCAATATTCATCTGTAACGTATGAGTATACTGGTGAATATGTTTTTCCTAAAAATAAAAATTCTGATGTAATACACTTACCTCCTAATACGACGCTAGTGAAGCCACCTTTCGACTTAATAGGATTGAATGTAGGTGAGATGTTTAAATATAATAA